AGCCTTAAAGATGTACCTGCTGCCTTCATATTATCTCCTAAAGTTGTAAACATACTTACTAATTCTCTAATAGCTCTTTTCTTATAAGTTGTTTCGTACCCAGAACCTACAAATAAATCTAATGGTCCCATAGCAACATTTAATAACGAACCTACTATGTTGATTACATGAGTCTCAGGAGCCGACAATAAACTATTAATAAACAATTCATTACTTATATCAAGAACTCTCCCTGCTCTATCCTTCATTGTCATTCCTTGTACTAACTTACTTAATCTTTTACTATCTCCTTGCATAGCAAGTACTTTTCTAGTAATTCCTAATAAGCCTTCTACATTTTTATCTTTTATATAACTAGAAAGACTATCAATTAGTTCTTGTTTTGAAGGTATTAACTTTGCTTCTTCTATATCTTTTTTAGTTCTATTTACTAGATCTGAAGCAGTCATTTGAATTTTTTCTCTTTTTGCTCTATCTGCAACATTTTCACCTTTCAAACCAAAAACCCCTTCAGCTACTTCTTCATCAACTGATTTTCGTGTAATGTTTTTAGGTTCTACATCAATTAATTGATTAATTCTAAGAGTACCTGCTGTTTCTGCACTTATTTTTTTTGTAGGTCCAGTAAGTCTTATAAGTCTTATAATTTCTTCAGACCATTGTGTTAGTAAAGCATTATCAACAGTTTCTCCTAAAAGAAAAGATTCTTCAATATCACCCATAATTTTAGATACGCTAGTAGCTAATCTTTTGTTTTCTTTTATTGCTCCAAGATATAAAACTCTCATGTGTTGTTCTGGAGCATCAGGACTAATTTTCTTAGCTAAAGCAGTTACTTTTGGAAGTAGATAGTCGTAGCCCATAGCAGAAGCAGCTTCAACACTAAAATCATCAGGAATAACAACCCTACTTAATTCTTTTCCTGTAGCTTCCCACATATCACTTGTAATCTTTAACACTTCTTCTTCTGGCCCCCAAACATTAGGGTTTGGTTTTGATTTTTGTAATGGTAAATCTTTGCTAGTTACTTTACCTTTTTTTGCTTTTGAAGTTTTCTTTGCTTTTGGTTGCAAAGTTTTCATAGTATTTATTTCTGGAACACTATCTAAAGTTTTTGAAAACTCTTCTGTAAATTCTTGACTTCCTACTAAATTAGCTTGATCTAATCTCTTTTTTTTAGTTAAAAAAGATTTTAATCTTGTAGGATCTTTTTTGATATCTTTAAATAACTGAACAGTTCTATCAAGCATTTGCTTTTGGTTCAGCACTCTTGGACCACCTGTAACATTATCAATAACATCTGTAAAATATGGACCTAAAGTTTTCTTTGCAGCAGGTAAAACTTTGGGGGCTACGCTTACGGTTGTTCCTATTGCTTCTCCAAATAAAGTATTAGCTAAAACTGATTTTAAAACTGCTTCTCCATAATTACTGTCCTCTCCTTCTTCTGGTCTTTCTGGTGCTGCTAAATAATTAAAAATAGGTTCAACAAATCTTTTAGCTAAATAGGGATTTTCAATCTCTGCAAGGTAATTAAATAAGTTATCGTCATATTTATCTATTGCAAAAAAATCTGCTGCTGCACTAGCACCTGCATATCTTGAACCAGTTGCTAACTGTTTATAATATTTCATTCCTTTTATTGCTTTACCTGCTTCACCAGTTAATTTAATACCTTTAAAAGCTTTATTAAAACCTGAATATGGTATTAAAAACCCAGAACCAAATTTAAATATTTTATATGCAGCATCATCTAAATCTCCATCTCTTTCTAGACCTATTTTTTTTAAATTAATTAGTTCATTTGGATCATAAGGATTGCCTGATAACCAATCTGAAAGATGTTTGATTTCATTTGGAATATCTACAATACCTGCTGCTGTAGCTCTAAAAAATGTTCCTTCTGCTTCTGATTTTGGTTTAAATAAATTTTCTTGTGTTTTTGCTGCTTGTTCTTTTCTCTCTTCTGTAATCTGTTCGGGTGAAACAACAGTTCCATTGTTTTTTAAAAAATCAAATATTGCTTTTGGAACATCTTTTAAACCAATACTAGAAGGATCTGTTTCTGTTATATATTTTTTTATAAAATCGTCTGTTTCTTTAGATCCAATACCAAAAGCTCCTTCTGGTACTGTATTAGACTCTGGTGCGGTTTCTTTTATTTCTTCAACAACAGGTGGTTTTTCTGTTTCTTCTGGTGGTGTAAAAGAAATACCAAGATTACTTTGTTTTACAAAATCAAAATTTGAATCTGTCATGCTTGTATGTTGTTAAGAAAATTCCTAGTCATAGCGACTAGCTGTTCTGTGTCTATGTTATCTAAACTTAAGTCTAAAGCACTTGGCTGTATATAACTTTTTTCTTCTGCTTCTGATTGGTTGTTTTCAAGGTCTTTTGGAGGGTCCTTTTTATAATAAGGTTTAAAAATATTTCCTTCTTCAGCTACTCCATAAATCTCTGGATTTATTACTTTAAGTAATTGTTGTGCATAATTAGTTTCCATTTCAAGACTATCCAATAAGCTTGGCATATTACCTTTTTTTAATTCATCTTGATACCATTTTATAACTTCTTTTTGAATATTTTGTATAGCTTGTTGTGTTGCTCTTACACTTTCGCCTTGGTTCTTTTTAAAACCTAGACTACCATTAAATAATAAAGTATCACTTGTACCTAGTGCATCTCTTAATTCTGAATTTATTTTTGTTAAAGATTGCTGAACTCTCTGACCAATATCTTTGTAACTTTTAGCAACGTTTTTTAAGTCGCTTATAGCTTTAATAGCTTCATCATCCATAGTTCCATGATTATTTTCTGCGTCTGCTATTGCTTGATTTAATTTATCAGGATCATCAGCAAATTGACCTCTTAATATTTTAGTTTCTATGCTTGGAATTATATTATTTAATAATTCAGCATTATCAGATTGACCTAGCTCTTCAATATAATCTTGTACTTCTTTACTTGTATATTTTCTATTGTTAAGCAAAGCTTGATAAGCATCTTTTTTTCTTAAGAAAAATGTTTCTTTTGATTCTGTTTCGCCATTTGCAAGCTCAACTCCAACACCTTGCTGCATTTGGTTGATTTTTTCATACTCATTAGCTACTTCATTTTTATAAATTTCGTCTTTAAATTTTCTTTCATTTTTTAATTTTTCATTATATTTTTTTGACCATTCAGTATGGTGGTCAGCAGCTTTTTCTAAGTAATCAGGATGACTTGTTAAATCTTTATTTCCATATTTTATTTTACTTAAAATTAATTCTGGAAAATCTTGAGCAAGTAAATTCTGTTCTGGTCTAGTAGGATCAATTAATAACTGACTTTTATTAAAAACTCCATCTAATATCTGTTTATATGTATCGTTTGCATCATCACCTGTTAATCCTACATCATACAAACCTTGTATGAAATCATTAATAAATTTTGTACCTTCTTCAATTTTACCTTCTGCAAATAAAACAGCAGTTTCATCTAAAAAACCTGGAATTTCTTGTTTAATTAATTGAAATTTATATTTTTGATTTTGTTCTATATGATGATTATCTATTGTAAAAGTTGCTGCTTGCAACTCTGGCATAAAAAATTTATTAACAACAGCAGGTTTTAAATTTTCTACATTAGCAAGGGCGTTATTGATTTTGCTTTGCTTCCAATTTTGATATTGTTCAGAGTCTTGACTAAAAGTATTTAAATAAACCATAACTGGATTACCTTCAGAATCAACTTCACCACTTTCTACCATTGCAGTACTGTAATCATTTTCTAATTCATTTTTTAATTTTTTACCTGCTAAAGTAGCTTTTGATTTTTGATATGCTGTATCTGTGAAAATACTGCCACCTAAGTATTTTTGTGCAGCATCTTTACCGCCCTTTTTCTTTAAATTATTAGATAGTTTAGAAACATTTCCATTATTTAATTCATCTAAAGCTAAATTAGTACCATCTAATTGTTCTTTTTCTACTTGTTTTTCTAAAAGATTATTTAAAACTGGATTAACAATAGACAAAGCTTTTGTTAGTTGAGTAAACCCATCATCTTTTATTAGAGGTACAGTGCTTTGCCTGACAAACGTATCAACAGGTCTTGCTGAAGATTGAAATGTAGGAGCTTGATAACTAGATGTCATTAGGCTAATCCTCGTAACCCTGTATAACTTTGCACACCAGCACCTAAGAAGTCAAAGATGCCACTTGTATTTCGCTTGGCTGTTGCATAAGCTTGGTTCTGCATATCTGTAGCAGCATTTAATCTACTATCTCTTTGAGACTGTAAACCTAAAGCGTTTCGTCTAAACTGACCTTCTGCTGATTGCATTGTTTGATTTATAGAATTTCTTAAATTAGCTGATTGTCTACTAGCATCCATTGATAATAAGTTTGCAACATTACCAGAAACACCTTCTGCTGCTGCTATAGCTCCTCTTGCCTGTTGTCCCTGTACTCTTGCTGCCAAACTTTCCTGTGCCTTTGATGCTCTAGTCTCTTTAAGATTTGCTGCTAATCCTTCTTGCTGTTGTGCAAAAGCTTGCTCTGCTGATTGTGCTGATCTTCTTGCTGCTTCGTATTGATAGTTAGCAGCTTGTGCTGCTGCTCTATTTTGTGCAACCATCTGCGCTCCTTGTATTCCTAAACTTGCAAAGAATAAAGGTGAGACTGCTTTTGTCAATCCCAACGCTGGTATTGCTGCAACACACATTTAAGAGATCCTCAGAAATTCGTAGAATGGTTTACTTTCTGTACCATACTCTTCGTGGTAATTAATAAAAGTAAACCCAAGAGCTTTTAACCACTTTATAGCAGAATGGTTCTCTGCATATACCATATTGTATAGCATTTTATAATTTTTCAATAGGTTGTCTACCCATTCTCTACCCTTTCTAATTAAGTGTATTTTATTTTTTTTAGTTTTAAATAATTCATCAGTTGCTACCATCCATATACAACCATCAGCAGCAACACCACATAGACCAAGAGGATTGTTATTCATGTCATCAGCTATTGCCATGTTTTCTTTAGTGTATAGATAACAAAGTTTTACGGCATCTTCTGGTTTTTGTCCTGTTTGATAAAAGACTTCAATTTTATCCATTACTCTTAAGTTATCTACAACATGATTTAGGTCTTTTAAATTTGCTTTTCTTAAATAAGCCATTATCTTCTGCTAGACCTCATGTAGAAATAAGCTTCATATTCAGCACTTGATAAGTTTGTAGGTAAGAAACTATTATTCTTTACATCTATTGTTACCTTATCTGCTCTAGTCATTACAGGAACTTTAAATGTACCTGTGCTTAATAAATTTACACTACCAACTAAAGCATCACGATCTACTTGTTCATTAATTGTTCCTAATAACGAAGTAAATTCATAAGTTGAAGAATTTTGCACGTTTGATTCAGCAGTTAAAAACTGATTAGCACCTTGAGGTATAACTTCTACTTTCATAAATCCTGTATCTTCAAACTTTAAATAAAAATGTTTAAGTTGTAATCTACCACTAATCAATTCATTACCTTGAGTTGGAGATTCAGTAAGACGTTGTTTCGCAAACCTATAGTGCATTTCGTAAGGTTCACCAATAATAAATCTTGCGTGTCTAAGATCACCTGGTACAACAATATTTTTATTAGTTCCAGTAGCATTTGTTCCACCAAAATCATGACCTGGTACAGCAAATCTTTGATTACCAAAAAAGTCAATAAAAAATGGTGTTAATCTTATTACACATTTAGTGCCTGTATTATTGCCAGCATTGTCATCACTAGAAAAGGTAAAAGTATTAGCGTCAATTTTAGTAATATTAGCAAAACCAGAAACACCATCTCCATTGTTCTGTACAGTGTTTTGAGCAAAGTTTGAAATTTCAGTTACGGTATTAACATCAAAATTATTTACATTAGATCCTGGTAAAGCCAGACTAATTAGATCGCCAGTAATAAAACCATGATTTGGATATGTAACTGTAACTGTATTGTTAGCAGTTGTACTGTTGTATGATGCAATAAAATCAGGAGCAACTTCTCTTCCTATTATTGCCATTTGCTCATCTAATCTATAAGGACAGGTAATAGTAGTTTTTTGAGTACTTGAATCGTAACTTACAGAAACTCCAGTGCTAGATTCTGTTAGTTTTCTATCTAAACGAAATTCAAAATCAGTATGAGGTTCTTTAAAGTCTGGTTCAAAGATTAATTTTTCTAGATTGATTTCTGTAGTACCTGAATCAACAAGGTCTTCAGTAACCATAAACAAATCAGTTCCTATAAAATCTATATTTCTAATAATTCTTCCTTTAGAAAAAGTAAATGTAAACCAAGAGTTTAGTATCTTTTCATTTTTAGCACCATACAACCATTTATTTACATACAACTTATTTGAGTTTGATGTTCCCAACAATACTAAAATATCTTCATTAGTAGAGACTGCAATTTTATAAATATCACTAGGAATTAATTTTGGTACATGGATTGTAATGTTAGCTGCATCTCTTACTTCTACTCCTGTTTGTGTAATGTACTCTCTTACTCCAGAAAAACTACCTTTTTTAGTTAAATAATATATAGAACTACCAGCACCTACAGGTGTTGCTCCATCACTACTTTCAAATTCTGTTGCTACCAGTATGTTTGCTGTTTTAGGTGTAAGGTTATCTGCTGAACTACTAAGAACAAATTGCGTTTGTTCAGAAAATAAAATTAATTTTTCTCCCATGTTTACTGCATTTTTAAGAATAGCAACTTTTGTATGTGAAGCAGCTACATCAATAGGATCACTATCTATAACAGATAAAACTGTTTCAGGAAAGAAATTAAAAAATTCAGATACAGTCGATAAGATTACATTATCACTAGCAAGGAAACCTAACCTATTTCTAAAGAAGAAAACATTATTAATTTTATTCCCAATGAAAGAAGGGTTTAAAGATGATTCCAAGTCACCGCATATTCTTTCTCCCCATACAGGTAAGGTATAATTTGGCACACCAAAAGTCGCATTACCACTGGTCGTTAAGCTAGTAGCAGCAGTATATGTAAAGGTATTTGTCGTGACGTTAGTTATCGTGAAGTCACCACTGATAGCATTTCCAGAGCTATATTTAATATCTACTACATTGCCAACACTAAACCCATGGCTGTTAGCAGTAACAGTAACAGTAGTTCCTGATTGTGAGTATGTAGCAGAAGTTGGGAAAGTTAAAGCATAAGAACCACCGTCTACCTTTGCAAATCTAAAATTACCATCAGCCTGTCTAATTAAGACATGTGGCATTGTTGCATAATTAAATTTAAATTTTATACCTGGTGCTGGTGCTTCTTGCCACTGACCTTCTTCAAAAGCTCCTCCATTATTAGTAGTAAATTGAACATAATAATTATCAAAATTTGTAGACTGATCACCTTTTATTTCTACAACCATTCCATTAGGTGACACTGTAGGTAAATCTGTAAATTGTTGTACTGAATTTTTTACAGTTGTAATTTGTGAATTACCTTGAGTATCTACTGAGTCTACAGAAAAATCAGAATTATCATTCTTTTTAATATGTAATACAGGGCCATTTCTAGCAATAGTAAATCCAGACAAAGCAGAACCTGATGTTGGCGACTCACCATTTATTCCTAATAATTTATCTCTAATTTTTGTAGCTACAGTTGATGTACTTAATGGGTTGTCACTTGTTGTAAGATGGCTTGCTGATGTCCCATCAACAGTAACTGTATAGGTTGTTGTATCTGAGACTTGATTAAAAAATACGATTGCTTGGGTTTCACTACCTGTTGATAAGGTGCTATCCATTGCAGTAGTAACAGTTGTATTAACAACAAAAGTAAAATCTGCAATAGTTATTGTTTTGATTTCTGATTTAGGATCACTACAAGATAAGTAAGTAACTCCATCTGGTTTTGTTACTGTCTTTTCTGTGCCATCTAATTCAAACACTCTTACATTATTTGTGGTAAATATGACAACATATCTTTCTGTTGCATCTCTATTGATCATGTGAACTTTTGCATTACCTATAGTCGTTTCACCACTTATAAGGTTTGAAATAAACTGAGTGCCAGAACGCTTTACAAGACCTAATACAGGATCACTACTAGCGTTATCCTGTATATCGCAATGATCTGGTTTTTTTGTGGCATCAGAACTTTGTGATACACCCCTCAACAAAGTTGGTATAGATCTAGAGATAAGAGGCATGACTACCTAATTAATGCGTTGGCTGGAGAATAAGTACTAAATACATTAGTAAGAGATGGATCACCTCTAAGGATATTGTGATCTGCATTAGCTAGATCAGTTTCTAATAATACTGCTCTTGCTCTTGTCTCGTCTTGTTGTGTATAACCTCTTAATCCAGCATCACCTACTAATCTATCAATAAATACACGGGCAGCTTTTATTGTTATATAGCCTCTAGCAGGTTCTGGTATTTCTTCAAAAGATCTAAAATAAACGATTGTACATATTAAATCGTCATCAAATTCAAAAGTATTATTTAACCTGTCATACATCTGCACTCCACGTTGTATAGGATCTACTGAAGGATGCTGGTGGATATTTGCATCTACTCTTAGAACATCAGTAGGTAAGGCAATCTTTTTAAAATTATCTCTTGTTAAAGTTACGTCAATTTCTGTATTAAAACTCCAGCCTTCATTCTGAACTGTTTTGTTTTGTTCATGTAAGGTGTCAACTGCTAGTTGTGCATCAACAGGTAAGACTCCTTGTAATGTATTTATAGGAGATTCCCCTATAGCAGCCATCATAATGTTGACGCTTTCTAATTTGGTGGTTGCAGCTACAGGCATTAGTTACCTCCTTGTTGAATAAGTTTGTTTCTTATCTTAGATGTTTCTTTTACAAATCTAGCTTTTTCAGCAAGAGTACTTTTCCCTGTATTCTTCATTTGTTTTTTATAAGCATCAAGATAATCTTGACCTTTTAAATTAAGAATACCTTTTTTCTTTTTCTTGCCGAACATAATTAGTAACCTTTCTTTTTAATTTTAAGTGAGTCTCTCCCACCTTTCTTCTTTTTCTTTTTTTTAGATGAATGATACATGATAATAAAAAAAAGGGTATCTAATAATAAGATACCCTAAAAATTGAAATTAAGAAGCAGCAAGCTTAATAGTAGCTGCACACTCAGGTCTTAGGATTCCATGACCTAGAGCATACTTAGCAACCATCAATGTACCTTGAT